TGGTTTTCAAGCAAAAGCCGTTGATGTAAAAGGTGGTAAAGTGAAGAATGATACTTGGGTAAAACTCAAGACCAAGCTTCAGTTTCCCAATGGTAAAACTAAATGGGTAGACTTTAACCTTGTAGTATGGGATTAAAAATGAAAAAAACAATCATATTTGATTTGGATGGCACATTAGCCATAATCGAGAAGAGGAGAATAAAAGCTGGTAGTCCAACCGGTGACACACCAACTCCGAGTAAAATGAATTGGGATGTGTTCTTTGATGCTGACAACATAAAGTTAGACGAGCCAAATATACCTGTCATCAAGATGGCTCAGACATTTCATAAGGATGGATTCAAGATAGTTATCTTTTCAGGTAGAAACGATAGGTCATTTCACACGACCAAACAATGGTTGAATGACCACGATGTTCCGTTTGACTTGTTGGTCATGAGACCTGATAAGTTTAAGGATGAGTCATGGCCTATAGCATCTGGTAATCCAGCAACTAAAGCCATGAGATTCATGCCGGATGAAATCTTGAAGAAAGAGATGTTGGATACATTCGTAGATAAAGAAGATGTATTAATGACAGTGGACGACAGACAAAAGGTTGTGGACATGTGGAGAGCAGAGGGGTTGACTTGTTTTCAGGTGGCACCTGGTAATTTTTGATGGGTAGATATAGACGGACTCTTGGTAGAAAAAAAAGAGATACAGATTACCACGAGGAAGATTATAGATACCCACCAAAACCAGACCCTTATTATGATGTGAAGGAAAAGGGACAATGCAGATGGTGTGGTGATATAATTAATAACGAGCGAGGTGAGCGTAACATGCGTGCTAGTTGGCATCCAGAGTGTTCTGAAAAATATCTTATGATATACAATTCAAAACACATCAGAAAATATATAAAGAAAAGAGACTACTGTGAATGTGCACTTTGTGGGGACTATGATGTGAGGTTTGAAATAGACCATATTAAACCACTATATGAACAAAAAGATTTACCAGCAGAGCAGATTGATTGGAGTTATTGGGATGAAAAAAATCTACAAACTTTATGTCGTAAATGTCACAAAGAAAAAACAAAAAACGATATGATTATTTTACGAGATATTAAAAAAAATGCTTGACTTTATCAATTATTATTAATAGCTTTAGGGGTAATAAAAAAGGAAATAATTAATGAAATCATATTACTCATATTACATCAATGGAATACAAGTTCATGGAGAAATCGAATGGACTAGAATTGGAGAGCCAGTCGACATGAAGAATGACTATGAGATGGCTATGGTTTATGGAATGGATGCCGATGGCATTGGGTATTGTGCCGTAGGATACATTGAAGACGGTCTTGTAGATGACATCGTTGATTCTACTTTTGAAAGAGTTTAAAAAAATGCTTGCTTCTTATTGCTATTATTATTAGCTTTAGGGGTAACAAAAAAGGAAAAAATAATGAATACACCACTTCAAAAATTTAAAATTTTAAAAGGTAAAGAGTTGATTGTCTTTCTAATCAATAGGTTTGATTTCACTAATAATGAAGCCATCAGAATGGAAATGAGAATGCCTGGTGGAATGAAAGTGCAGGTGATATAATGAACAACATATTCAAAGAGATACAAAAAGATATGGATGAATGGTTTGAATATATGGACAGTATAGTTTATGAAGATGGCACAGAAATGGAAATGACAGGTGTCATTGCCAGTGAACATGAAACCCCACCCTTACCTATCACAGATGAAGAAGCAGAAGATTTGGAAATGAGAGCGGAGTTGGCTTATGGCATATGATAAAAATTCAACCATAGATTTTTGGGATGCTGTCAATAATTTAATGTCAGGTATCAAAGACGATTATTACAATTGGACTAATCCAAATGGTGCGGAAGGAAATATGAAAGATATTAAGTTAAGGTCTATTAAGGAATTTAATGAAACTCTCAATATAAAAGTCGGTAGGAAGTATACCAAAGTTTTGACAGATAATTCTGTTTGGGGTTTTATTGCTAATCAAGATGGAGCTCACAAAGGAATACCTCATAGAAAAGGTGATGTTTTCAAAGCCGCTGGTTGGAGAGGACCTGCTAAGTGGGCTAGAGGAAATATCTTTGACGGTGGTAAGTTTTACAGATGGACAGGTCCTAATTATTTATAAAAAGTGCTTGACACATATACTAATTCTATAGTATATTTACATATGAAAAAAAGGAAAAATATGAAGAACTTAAATGGTTATTGGGTTAATAAAAGGAGTGGCACTATTCACCATGTTCTACAAGATACCGATTGGAGTGGTAAGCCTAAGTTATGGGCTAACAGTTGTAATCTTAGGTGGGAAAGAAGTTATCACTTCAGAGGTGACGCGATTCAGAGGTTTTTAAAAAACTATGACTTCATTTGTAGTGATGCTACAAATGAATTTTTTGTTGATGTCTTAGCTAATAGAAGACTAAAAGATGACTACTCTTGGGGTAGGAAAACCAATGGTAGGGTCGGTATTACAAAGGATGAATTTTTCAGTAAAGTAAAAGGAGTCAATTAATATGACATATGTGTATGAATACGTTGTTGGTAATGACAACGTTAAAGTTGAATACTGTCACAGCAGTATTTCAGACTCAATCAAAGTGGTTGAGATGTGGGTTAATGGTAAGTTCCATAGGGTTAATTGGATGAGTCCTGAAGGTAACAAGAGGTTGATGGCTAGGTTAGAGAAGGATATGGAGGATAGGATGTGCGGTAGTTATATGGATGATTTACAAACCACTGGCTTTGATACAGAAATCGATTTAGATAGGGATATGCCAAGTTATGGATTATAAAGAAATATTAGATAGGCTTGTAGGTATAGAGTGTCAGTTAGATGATGCTATGAACACCTTACCCGATTACAATGCTAATGTGGATTCACAAGGTTATATAGATGGTGCGAGATGTGACTTATATTATCTCAAAGATGAGATAGAGAAAGCCATCGTGGATGGGGATGTTACACTTGATGAAGTCATGAATACATCACCAACATTAGCCAAAGGGCTTTAATAAGTCAATTGGAAACCAATATAGTCTGTAGAAAATGTAAAACTGAGTTGGATTCATCGAGAGTCCAACTCGGACTCAATAATTGTGTAAAGTGTTCGGATACCCAAAAGTATTCAGCACATGTCGTGTATCCCCATAAAACAGGTGCGATTGTCCAACCTGTCCAAGAGGATACTAAAAGGAATATTCAGAGGTTAGACCGAAGGTCTGCTAATGGAGGGCGGATTGCTAAAGGTATATTTGCTGATAATAGTTGGGATAGGTGGTTAGAAAGATATTATCACAATATATATAGCAAGAGACCAGCGAAAAAAATCTCTCGTAAAAATTTTTTTAAATTCTCTCATATGAAAAACCAAACCTTATATCAACAAGTCGTTAAAGAATTCATCGATTGGGGTTACCAACGAGCCATTGATAAAGTAAATGATTTATACTCTAAGGATAAAATCTCACTAACCCAAAAGGGTAAAATGGTTGACAACCTTACATCTCTACAAATGATGAACTCGAAACAAAAAAAATTATTTAGAAAACTTCAAAACGAATCTAAGAACTAATCCTTAAATATTTATAATAAAAGAGGTAATAATATGTCACTAAACAGAATGTATTTTTTGTTAGGGTTGTCGGTCACTGTGTTATCAGTTATGTTGTTCAAACAACTACAAATTAAACCTGAGGTAGTTAGAACTAGAACCGAAACAATTATTAACACGGTGAACATGCCGTTTCAAAATAATTTTGAGTTTGAAGCAAGTAATATTAGCTCATCTTTAAATAAATCAAAATTAAAACATATTTTGATTTATATCAATGCGTTGTGTGATGAATACGATGTCGATTATGAAACAGTTAAGGCAGTGATACAAACAGAATCAGATTGGAATCATAGAGCAATATCAAAAAGTGGTGCTGTGGGATTGATGCAGATTCTTCCGAAAACTGCACGAGATGTATTTAAGACACCTAGAAGTGAGTTGTTCGATCCTTACGTAAATGTAACGATTGGTATAAAATACTTATCTCAATTGAATAAACAGTTTGACGACCTAGATGGTGTTTTAACAGCATATAGCCATGGCCCCACTGTTACAAAAAAATATTCTGATAATTATATTAAAACGAACTTTTATGTAAAAAGAGTTCACAACAATATGTAAAATGAATTTAGCAAGTATAGCCGGACATCTAGCATTTGGATTGATTGCCTTTTCTTTTTTAGTCAAGGACATATTATATCTAAGAATAATATCCATATTAGCCAGTTTATTTTCAGTATTTTATAATTACACTATTCCATCAGACCCAATGTGGTTAGCAATAAATTGGAATTTTGTTTTTATCGCTGTAAACTTGTATCATGTTGCTGTTTTGATTTATGAAAAAAGACCAGTGAAAATGTCACCTAAAGAAAAAGAATTATATGAAACTATGTTCAGAGGTATGACGCCAGTTGAATTTTTAAAAATTACGAAGATAGCAAAATGGAAGTCCTTCAAATCCCCCTTGCCGATAATATCACAAGGTAAGCCGGTAAACGATTTGATTTTAATTTATAATGGTAAAGTTGATGTAATGGTAAACGACAACAAGGTAGCAGAGTTGAAAGATGGGCAGTTTGTAGGTGAGATGTCATTTTTAACAGAGAAACCCGCAACCGCAACCTGTAAGGTTGAACATGATGCTGAATGTTTAGTTTGGAATCAAAAAGACTTTAAGGATTTGTTAAAAAGGAATCCGTCATTATATTTTACAATTCAATCACTTTTAAGTGAACAAGTATCAAATAATTTAGTTTCAAGTTCTGCTAATAACACTTGACTCTTATTAATTTTTTTCGTATATTATATTGGATATATACAATAGGTTATCGTTCTTAAAGACTTGAATCTACAATTAGATTCTTTGGGGTATAGTTCTTTCTTCCTTTCTTCTATACCCCTAAATTTTATTAAACATAAACTAAGAGGTTAAAATGAGTAAAAATAAAATCGATATTTCACAATTCATGTTAGATAAAAATGATGAAAGACAATTAAAGTCTTTAGATAAGTTATCACCATTAAGTGAAAATTATGATAAAAATAAAAGGGTAAACTTAGAGTATTTCAACGAAGATGAGTTGGATGATGTTGCTGTAGATGATTATTCGGATTGTGATGGACGTGAAGATATAGAGACTCTAGGTGATATAGGAATGGACATATATTAAACTATTAAACATAAGTGATTTGTTAAGCGGTTAACTATTTATGAGTATATGGAACACAAAGAAAATAATGAACAAATCATTAAGGTATTATCTTTCATTTTAACAAGATTAGATACTTTAGAAATAGAACAATCAAGGCATAAAGAAATGTTTTATAAGGTTAGAAAAAATCTAACCAATGCTAATGATTTAATTAATCAAATATTAGATGTTCTTGAAATTGAAAATCCAGATTTGTATTCAAAAACAATGGAACAATATCAAGACTCTACTATGAAAGACTTGGTAGCAATGTTAGATAAACATATAAACGAACTTGATAACTTTAGCGATGAAGAGGTATTTGACCTACTGACACAAATAGTTGGAGATGCCTAATGAATAGTGAGTTGATAATTTTTTTAGAGGATTTAAAAGCTTTGTTGTTAGAAATAGACACACATCATGAAGAAGACCAATACGAAATACTTATAGAAGTCATAGATTTAATAGATAATAAAATTATCGAATTAGAGTCATAATTGTTACATTACATAATTACAATTACATTAGGAATTGTCGCCACCTTTTTTGGGGTGGTGACTTTCTACGCATTACGTCGTATCAACGCTTACGAAAATATAATACTAAATATAAATAATATAATAGAATCAATAAAACTTCAACTTAAAGTAATAGACGATAAAGGAACGTTTGAATCTGACGATGAAATTGGTTTCTTTTTTGAGGAGATAAAACAGTTATCTAATAACTTAAGCAATTTATTTGAAACAGAGGTTGAAGAAAATGAAAAAAAGACGCAAAAAGAGTAAAGTTTATTTTGGCACACCTGTTCACAATGCCATAGTTGAATATAATCATTCAACAGAAATAAAACACAGACATGAATTATATACGGAAGTAATACATCCAGCTTTCTTAAAGTTAGCTGAGAATATTATAAATACGTTTAAGTTTAGTTATTTCAGCTATGGATTCAGAGATTTACAGGAAGAGGTTGTATCAAATCTTGTTTTGAACATGCATAAATTTGATGAAACAAAAGGTAGTAAGGCTTTTAGTTATTTCTCTGTAGTGGCAAAAAATTATTTAATTTTAAATAATAATGCTAATTATAAGAAAATGAAAGTTCATGATGATATAGATGTTTTATATGATGCTGGTATGGATGATGAAAACATAGTTCGAAATCCATCAAAGGATATATTTAATAAAACTATCAATTATTTTGAGGAAAACCTAGATAGGTTGTTTCCAAAAGAACAAGACAAAGATGTCGCAGAATCAATTTTATATTTGTGTAAAAATAAAGATAACATTGATAACTTTAACAAAAAAGCAATCTACATTATGATTCGTGAAATGACAGATGTAAAAACATCTAAGATTACCCAAGTTACTAACACTTTCCGCAAGATTTACCCAAAAATCCAACAAGAAGTATTGACACGTGGGCATATCGATAATCTTAGATATACAGGTTCTTTAATGTAATAATGTTCCCATACTATATTTATATGTATGGAAAAAGACTTCAAAATATTCGACGGAAAAAATTTCTCTGATTTATCTCAAGAGATATACGAAAATAATAAATTTAAAAAAACTCAAATAGAACTGTTGATACAAGAGGTTCATGGATACATTCAAGGAATAGAAGATATAGCAATCGTTGGTCCTATAATAAAAGAGCTAATGGATGTTGGTATTAGAAACGATGATAATCTTGTTAAATTAGCAACAATTTATCAAAGAATAATGTCGAAACAGCCTGTTGATGAGGGGGATTTTTCTCTTTTATCAGATGAAGAAAAGCAACAACTTATGGAATCTCTTGAAAATGTAGCAGATGACTTACAGAAAAAAAGAGATGAAGTAGTCGATATGGAATCAATTAGACAAAGATACGGTGAGAATTAATGCCGAATCGTATTTATGATGATTTAGTAGATAAGTCTATTAATTTTAATTTAGCTTTGGTTAATAGGGTTTTTTTAAGCGACAATGACGCTATTAAACAGACAAGTGAAAAAAATCAATCTCAAATGATTGAAATAAAACCTTTTTCAACAACCTTACCTACCATACAACGTAAATTAAATGCCAGACCTTTACTCCGAGGAATAAGTGATTCTATAACCAGAGGTGATTTAGTTTTATTTACAATAATATCAAAAAAAATATATTACATAGGTCCTTTAAATACACTGAACACCCCACAGTTAAGTCCTGCGAACTTTTATAATAAACAGATAGAAAGTCGTAACAGCACTGATTTAAATCTAATAAATGAAACTGGTTATGGTAGAGATTATCCATATCTATCGGGTGTTAAAAAATTACAAAAGATAAAAAATAATCAATTAGATTTTTTTGAAGAAGAATATTATGATGTTTCAAAACTTTCGGATTTAACGTTAGAGGGCAGACATGGAAATTCCATAAGGTTGGGGTCAAGAGCAATTTTTCCTAATGTAAGTATCGCAAATAATAACCTTGGTGGTGAAACATTATTTAATGGTTCAAATATATCGATGTTGTCAAACGGTTCAATTCAACAAAACTTTCAAACGGATAACAACTTCTTATTATCAATTGATACACCTATCGAAGAAAATGAAACAAACGCATTTCCACTTAATAAGGGTAATGATTTAGATGAAGAAAAATTTGATTATAATTATGGTCTCGAACAAGATACTGATAGTAAAAATGATTTCGATCAAATAATAATAACATCGGATAAAATTACATTTGATGCTAGGAGCACGGTAGGTGGTGATTTTACAGTATCATCGAATAGAAATATCAATTTTGGTGCTAGAAAAAATTTCACATTAAACAACAGTGGTAATTCAGTTATTAATTCTCGTAATATTTATTTAGGAGAGCCGGCAAAGAATAAGTCTGAGCCTTTAGTTCTAGGTGAACAATTAAGAGTATTACTTTTAGAAATTATGAATATATTACAAGATTCTAGAGCATTAGTCCAAGGTGTCCCAATACCTTTTGTAAATCAAAACTCCTCACCAATGTTCCAAAGAATACAAAATTTAATCACTGAACTACAACCAAGAACAGAAACAGAAGGTGAATTACAAAATGATGGACCAGAATTTATGAGCCATCATCATTACATTGAAACTAATATCAGGAGTCAAAATGAAGGTTAATATATTTAAAAAATTAATAAGAGATATTATAAGAGAAGAGTTAGATTATAAATTTAGTCGACTTGAAAAAAAGTTAGATGAAGCGCTAGTTAACAATAAAGATGTAAAGTTAGTTGAAGATATTGATAGACAGCTTACCGCAACAGGCATGACAAATTTTAATATAAGTGGTAAAAGGGTGAAGCCAAAACAACCTGTTAGGCGTATGTCAAGTAACAATGTCTTGAATGATATATTGAACGAGACATTACAAGATGGTAAGTGGCGTAATATTGAGAAGGAAGCACAAACACAATCGGTAATGGATAACACCGAGGCTTTACCCGACCATTTAGCAAATGCGTTGAATAAAGATTACTCTGATGTTATGAAAGCTGTAGACGAAAAGGCAAAATTTAAAAATGGGTCTTAAGAGCAACATATACCAAGCATTAATTGAAAATATTCAGCCTGACGAACCAGGTGAAAATTTTAATTTTTCAGATAAGGCAGTTGAAAAGATTGATAAGTTAGCACAAAGTCTTGAAGATGCGATAGTTGAATTTATCACATCACAAACTTTCAGAATAACAAAAATGCAAGCCAGTCAAATGAATATTTCTGGTATCACAGCGGCTGGTGTCACGGTTGGGCCTCCGTCACCCCATACCGTCCCACCTATTTCGGTAACTGTTCCAAGCGTTACGGTAAAGATTGATGAAGATGGTAGTGCGACGGATAATTTGAAAGCTGGTGGAAATGTTGAATCACTTTCGAGTAAAGTTATTCTACCAATTAATGAAGTAAGTAACTTAGGATAGTAATGGCAATATTAGATAGAAGTAGAAATAAGTTCATAGAAGATGTCGATACAAGAGTGTCTGTGGGAATTGACTTTCCTTTTGCTAGAGTTGGTGGCGGTGAAGGGTATTTTAAAACAACTAAGACAACCGTTGATTCAATTAAGAATAATATTCGTTTGTTGTTACAAACCAATCAAGGTGAAAGGTTGTTTCAACCCAATTTAGGTATGAATTTAAGAGAATTACTATTCGAACAATTAAATGATGATACTAGAATTCAAATAGAGAATAACATTGTAGATGTCTTTCAAAAATGGTTGCCTTTTGTTGAACTGAGGGATATACAATTAAACACAAAAAATCCAAATCAAATAAATGTTAGCATAGTATTTAATATTAGAAGGACGCCAAATATGATAGAAAGAGTTGACGTAGCATTTGATACAGGTGGTGGTTTAACCAATGTTACTGATAATCAAGGACTAGAAAGTGGTGTAGGTGGGGAGGCTATGAGCAATGGCGTATACTAATAAACAAAAATTAATACCAACAAATGTAAATTATACGAGTAAGGATTTTAACTCGATAAAAAATGATTTAATAGAATATACAAAATCTTATTTTCCTAATACGTATAAAGATTTTAATGAGACATCGCCAGGTATGATGTTAATTGAATTGTCAAGTTATGTGGGTGATGTGTTGTCATACTATATAGATTATAATTATAAAGAAAATCTACTATCAACAGCAACCGAAAAAAGAAACGTTAGAAGATTAGCAGAGTTTTTAGGGTATAAAACACCTAATAAAACCCCTTCGGTTGTAAGATTAAAAGTAACAACTGAAATTGATGCTGATGCTAATGGTGACCCACAATTCAGTAGTCTATCAAGTGGTCATCCTATTAACGATAGTTTACAGATTGCTTCAAACATCGACTCTGAAGTTTTATTTGAAACCACCGAGGAGATAGATTTTACTGCTAGTGGTTCAGGTGATCCTGATATAAGTGCACCAGTGTTAGATGAAAACGGAGAAGCAGAGTCCTATATACTAACTAGGTTTGTTAGAGCTGTATCAGGTAAAACCAAAACCAAAACGTTTACAATTACCAGTCCAACAAAATTTTTAGAATTAGATTTAGGTGATGATGATGTAATAGAAGTTTTAAACTGTTTAGATTCTTCAGGTCAGAGATGGTATGAAGTTGATTATTTAGCACAAGAAAAAGTTTTAAAGGAAACACATTATACAGAAGATATCAACAGAACAACATCTTATGACCAAGGACAAATTACTGAGAACGTTTCTCCTATTCCTATCCCTTATGTTGCGGAATATATAAAGACAAATAAAAAATTTACCACTAACTTTGATGATGATACACAAACCTATAAGATACAATTTGGAAATGGATTATTTAGATTTAACAACTCAGGCTCTAATGTCGATCCAGTTGAACAAGCCGGAGTGTTTATCAATGAGACAAATGTGTCTAATATACCCGGTGCTATAAATGCTACAGTTGGTAATAATTTAAATCTAGGAGAGACACCGTCGAACACAATTTTAACCTTTACATACAGAGTTGGTGGGGGTAGTGATAGTAATGTCAATGTAGGTGAATTAACTGAAATAAATAATACCCCAGCAGGTGTAACGATTACTGTCACTAATGATGAGCCGAGTGTTGGGGGGACTAATGGACAAACAGTCGATGAAATAAAAAACAACGCCAGTGCATTCTTTTCTTCACAACTTAGATGTGTGACCAAAGAAGATTATACTGCTAGAATAAAAAATCTACCCCAAAAGTTTGGTAGTATTGCGAAAGCCTATGTGGAAAGATTGGATGGTGGAACTTTAATGGTATCTACATTGTCCTATAATCAAAGTAAACAATTAGTTCAAACACCACAACTAGTTTTACAAAATGTCGCCACATATCTTAATCAATTTAGGATGATTAATGATATTGTAAATTTTGGATTTAGTTTAAATACAGATGAAGATGAAGATACACCTGATGAAGTTTTCTCTGGTTACATAATTAATTTTGGGGTTAGGTTTGTTGTTAATTACGATAGAAGATTCAATCCTACGGAAGTTAAATTAGATGTTATCGACGTGATAAAAGACTTTTTTAGAACTGAAAAAATGCAGTTTAGACAGTCAATCAATATCAATGATTTACAATATAACATACTCGGTTTGGACGGTGTAATTGGAGTTAAAGAACTTATTTTATTTCAAGATGGTAAGAGTGGAGAAAATGGATATGCTGAAGGCAGACAACTATATTATTACAGAGGTGACGGTGTTCAGGTAGGAACTGATTCAGAATATAATTTTCAATATAATTTTGAAAATGCTCTGACCGATGATGGTATATATAGACCGTCAATTACACCATCGGTTTTTGAATTAAAAAACCCAAACAAAGATATATACGGAAAAGTGATATAATGCATAGATATTTTTTTATAACAAAAGATACATTCATCAATAGTGGTTCAGACCAAATAACAGGTGATGATTTCAAAGATAAGAACACAGGCCAAGACGAT